AAGTTAATGGCATTACAGGTTCGATGGACTGTAAAATCAACGGTATTGTTACTGACGTTAAAAGCGTGTCAACTTATGGGTTTAGGAAATTCAAAGACGGCACACTGGCTTATGACGACCCATTTGGTTACGTGGCTCAAATTAAAGGATACGCGTATTCAGAGGGTGCTACTAAGTTTGGATGGTTAGCAATGGACAAACAGAATGGACACTTGACGTACCTCATGTACGACGAGAAGGACACTCAGGCCCCTGTCTATGACTTAATCAAGTACGACATCAAGGAGCGTATTGAACATGTAAAAAAGCTAGTGGAGCATCCAACCCCGCCCGACGTATGCTACGGCACTATCGACGATGGAAAGAGTGGGAACCAAAAACTCGCCGTCGGATGCTCTTATTGTTCCTACAAGCAGGTATGCTGGCCTTCCGTTCGCGCCTTCGCCTACTCCTCCGGTCCAAGATATTTAACAGAGGTTATCAATGAGCCGAAAGTCCCAGAGATCCCGCTTAGGGAAATTTAGAAGCACGTTCGAAGACGATGTCAGCAAGATACTAACAGGTTTTGACTATGAACCATTCACGATCCCTTACGTTATTAGTCGGTCTTACCGTCCTGATTTCGTACATAGCGCTTCCGGTACTCTTGTTGAATGCAAAGGATATTTTCGGGACGGAGACACGAAGAAGTACACCAGTATTAGAGACTCACTCCCAGAAGGACAAGAGTTAGTGTTTGTCCTAATGCAACCGAACAAAAAGATTCGGAAGGGGGCTAAGATGACTATGTCAGAATGGTGTGACAAAGAAGGTATTTTATGGTATACTATAGAGACACTACAGGAGTTGATTGACCATGTCACTAACACTAGAGGAAGTTAAGGAACGCCTCTTGAAAACCTTTGACCCAGATGACCTGCTGGAGGCCCTACAGATAACCTCAGAAGAAATACTGGACAGGTTTGAGGACAAACTAATCAACAGACTGGACGTGTTTGAAGAAGAGCTAGAGGAAGAAGATAATGAGTATTGATGATGCAAATCCTCAAGAGTGGGACTGGGCAGCAGGAAAACTAAAAGCAGTAGAAGATCCTGTAGATAAACCTGACCACTACAATAAAGGAGCAATCGAAGCCATCGAAGCAATCAAAGCGTCCATGCCTGAACACGAGTTCAAAGGTTATCTCAAGGGTAACGCACTGAAGTACCTCTGGCGCTATGACTACAAAGGGAAACCAGTAGAGGACTTACGTAAGTGTCGCTGGTACATTGACAGACTAATTAAGGAAGTAAACAAATGAAACGAGTACTTCTGTTACTGCTCCTAACGGGCTGTACTACTGATCCTGATACAAGACTATGTGCTGACTACGGTAGTCTTACCTTCGTAAGAGAAAGGTGTGTGCCTCTTTACGGACAACTGATTTGTTCAGAAGAAGAAGTAACGGAAGTTTACTGCAAACTATATTTTGAAGAAGAGACAAAGGAAAGTTAATGGACGCATATCAACAGTACATACACAAGTCCCGCTACGCTCGTTACCTACCAGAGGAACAACGTAGGGAGACTTGGGAAGAAACAGTAAACCGTTACCTAGACTACTGGGTAGACCGTGTACAACTCAATGAGTTTGACCAAAGTGAGATCTTCCAGAGTATCCATGAGTTGGACGTAATGCCTAGCATGAGAGCACTCATGACTGCTGGAGAGGCTTTGGACCGTGACAATGTAGCTGGGTTTAACTGCTCCTACATGCCTATTGACCACCCTAAAGCATTTGACGAGATGATGTACGTCCTAATGTGCGGCACTGGTGTGGGCTTTAGTGTGGAACGACAGTACGTATCTAAACTACCAGAAGTAGCAGAGGACTTTCATGAAACCGATACCGTTATACACGTCGCCGACAGTAAGATTGGATGGGCTAAAGCTTACAGAGAACTTGTTAGCTTGCTCTATTCAGGCCAACTTCCAAAGTGGGACGTGTCTGGAGTACGACCTGCAGGGGCAGCCCTTAAAACATTCGGAGGTAGAGCAAGTGGTCCAGAACCTCTTGTCGATCTGTTTAAGTTCACCGTTGAGGTCTTTCGGGAAGCTGCTGGACGTAAACTTAGTTCCATCGAATGTCACGACCTCTGCTGTAAGATTGCACAGATCGTTGTTGTCGGCGGGGTCCGCAGAAGTGCTCTCATCAGTCTTAGTAACCTCACTGACGACAGAGTACGAAGAGCTAAGTCTGGACAATGGTGGGTTGACAATCCTCAAAGAGGACTAGCAAATAACTCAGCATGTTATACAGAGAAGCCAGACTTTGAGGCGTTTTTAAATGAGTGGAAAAGTTTATACGAGTCCCGCTCCGGAGAACGAGGAATGTTCTCTAGAGTTGCAAGTCAAAAGCAAGCTGCAAAGAACGAGCGACGAGATGCTACCTATGATTTTGGAACTAATCCATGCTCAGAGATCATCCTCCGGCCCTACCAGTTCTGCAATCTTTCGGAAGTTGTTGTCAGGGCAGGAGATACGCTGTCGGACCTCAAACGAAAAGTGCGTGTTGCAACTATCCTTGGGTCTCTTCAGGCTACGCTAACTGACTTCCGATACTTACGTAAGGTATGGCAGAAGAACACCGAAGAGGAAGCACTTCTGGGTGTGTCACTAACAGGCATCATGGACCACGCTGTGTTGTCAGGGAGGGAAGATCGTGAGAAACTTAAGGACTGGCTGGTGGCCCTCAAAGAGGAAGCAATTAGTACTAATGCGCAATGGGCTGACAAGCTTGGTATTAATATTAGCGCTGCCATTACTGCTGTTAAACCTTCCGGTACTGTTAGTCAGTTGGTTGATTCTGCATCTGGCATCCACCCTAGATATGCAGATCAGTACATTAGACGAGTCCGAGCGGACGCAAGAGACCCGCTCTGCCAAGTTCTTGAAGCATCTGGAGTCCCTGTAGAGGACGACGTGATGTCACCCACTACCAAGGTATTCTCCTTCCCCATAAAGTCTCCTGACGGGGCTGTGGTGGCCTCTGAGATGGGTGCTATGGAGCAACTTGAGCTATGGGAGATATATCAGGACTACTGGTGCGAGCATAAGCCGTCAATGACGTGTTACTATCGTGACCACGAGTTCCTAGAGGTAGGTCAGTGGTTGTACAACAAGTTCGACAAGATCAGTGGCGTAAGCTTCCTGCCTTACTCAGAACATACGTACCAACAGGCTCCTTACGAACCTATTGATCTGGAGACGTTTGAGAAGTTGAAGGAGGCGTTCCCAGAGACTATTGACTGGAACATCTCTGAGAACTCAGACATGACCGAAGGGTCACAACAGTTGGCTTGTACAGGTAATAACTGCGAGTTGTAAACAAAAGGGGGCCTTAGCGCCCCCGTTTTTACTTAGGTTATATTATGAACATCAAACGTGATATTGAGATACGCATTAGAGTACTTGAGAACAAACTACAAAAGTCCATACCTGCTGCTCGCAACAACGAGATCAGAGGTGAGATTATGGGCCTAAAGTGGGTGCTAGAGCGTATCTAGCGCTCTTCTTTTTCTCCTACAAAACGATTACCTAAGAGCATACCTGCCCCTGTATTCTGTAGTCTGGCCCCTGTAACAGCTTTGGGGTCAGCCTCAAGAGCAGCCATGTCCTCAACAATACTTTTGTAGCCAGAAGCCCTATCAGTAACTTCCTGTCTAGCAGGTATATCTACAACCCCCGCAATAGTAGATCTTGGTTTAGCTGATTTTAAATCAAAAATAAGAGGAGGAGTAGCAGAGACTACCCTGTTAGGCATGGCTTTTTCTATAACTTCTCCTACTACTGGAACATTCTCTAAGAAATTGTTTTCGTCAGAAACAACAACAGTTAGCTTACCTTCAGGAGTTAATTTAGCTACGTAGTTAACACCGCCTTCAGTAATTGCAGTTCCTTGGTACGAGCCTGTTATGTAAAAACCACCGTTCTTTCTAGCATTCTTTAGTATTTCTGCGTCGGTTTTACCCATTGAAGGATGAATGCTTATTTTGGAAGACTGAAGTCCTTGTAATATTTCAACATTTGAAGGGCTTTTGTCAGGGCTTATGATTTTTTTTAGGGCAGACATAGGAGACCCTCTCTTCGTAGCAAAGTCGTAAAGGTGGTCTCCTGTTTGTCTTGACGTGGGTGATTTAATGTTGATAGTAGGAGAAGGAGCATTTGTAACACTGACATCTCCTCTTCCTTTCCACACGTTACCTACATGCTCACCAAAAAACTTAAGGTCTTTTTCTGACACTTCTCCTAGTGCGTCTGCTTCCTTAATAAGACGACCATAAGCCTGAGGCGTGTACTCTACAGTATCGCTGAGATAGCTTAGTCTTCTGATTAAGTCTAAACCAGATTCAGAAGGCCCCTCAAAACCAACACGGCCTTGTGTCAAGAAACTTTGCTGTCCTTGTGATATGACCTTTGACACGTCTCTACCTGAAACTCCTTTAGGATTTGCTAAAGCTTCTCTAGCTACTTGTCTTGTTGTAGGGTCTACACCTGTAGTGGCTAAAAGTGCTCTTCTTTCTGGTTCAAGGATATTTAGAGTACCTTGTTTTGCACCTTCAAGCGCCCAAGCAGCAAAGTCCGAAACCCTTTGTCGAAGTTGTTGAGCTTGTACTGGATTCTTAATTTCTCTAAGTTTAGCTGCTACTCTCTTACCATACTTAGGTATCAACTCAGCCCTTTTTGCGTACTTTTCTTTGTTTTCAAAAAAGTCAATGTCTTTTTGAGTAGGGTCTGCGTCAATTTGTTTACCTTGTTTATCAACCATAGGTTCCCCTGTTTTGGGGTCTATTTTTTTAGGCATGTCCGTAGGGCCGTAGTGGTTAGGTATGTAGTTCCTAGGTCCTGTTAGAAACCCTGTTTTCATGAGGTCAAAGTTGTCAATAACAGCGTCTGCTGCTTGATTTATCATTTGACCGCCTCTTTTTATAAGACCAGCGCCAAAAATATTAGCAGGTGTTCTAAGTTCGTTTAAACCAAAATTAGGAATCGCCATAAGATCCATTGTTGTCGTTTCAGAAGGACCAAAGGCATTAGGCCCTCCACGCATACGATCAACAGTAATTTCATAAGGGTCTAAGACATCAGAACCACCAACGGGGCTAAAAAAGGAAGTCACAGCTTGTCCTAGCTTTTGAGTACGTTGTTGTTCAGCCTCACGTTGTTCTCTACTACGGCCCTCTTTTAACGCTCTGTTTAACTCAAGAATATCACTGCTCATTCTCAGGCTCCTGATTTACTTCATTCAGCATTTGCGCCAGCATTACCTTGTCAGCACGTAGCGTTGCCATAGTGTCTGTAGTTACGTTAGCCCCTTGGATCATACGGTCAGTAGCCTTAATCAACTCCCTAAGAATCTCCGCACGTCTACGCTTACGTGACATACGAGCCAAACCTATGCCTACCCCTGTACCTCCAGCAATAGCGGCAACCACGGGCATACCACCGACTGCAGCAGTACCAGCAGCAGCAGTAGCACCAAGGGCCAACGGTGTAGTCGGGAAGCGGAGACCAGAGAAGTCTTCGACACCTTTGACTGTACGTCCCAACATGGTCTGGTTTATGGCCTTACCTGCCTTAACGTCAAGTAGGTTCTTAGCTCTAAACAACATAGCCATGCCGTTGATAAGACGATAGGCTTCGTCATCAGGCATTAACTTAAGGAACGCTTGATTCAACTCGTCCCTTACGTACTTACCTGCTACTTCTTTTGCTCCTGCTAAATCAGGGTTCTCAAGACCTGCTGAAGGCTTCTTACGGAAGATCTGTTTGTCCAACTGACGGCGCACCTCTAGAATGTCCCTAGCAGTAATCTTGCCACCTTTGGATGCCTTGTCGTTGAGTCTTTTGATAGCCGTGTCAATAAACAGGTCTACCTTTTTCTGTGCGTCAGGCATCAACTCAACGTAGTCAGGAAGATCATGGAAACCAGCCTTGAGTTCTTCCAGAGTACTAGAGAGGTTAGCTACGTCAGTCTTGGGGTTTTTAGACCGATTGATGTAGGACTGTAGGTCTGCCTCGTGTTTAGCCAGTTGACCGTCTACAACCTTAGCGTTTACAGCAGGGTTTCGGTCCCCTTTGTAATCAGGCAGTTTTGCCAAGTAGTCAATCACGTTGTCTTCTGAAGGCGACGGTACGTACACGTTACGGTTCATAGCTCCTGTAGGCTCAATGGTTCCCGGAGCTTTAACGTAGTCTTCAGGTAGTAAACTATCTGCTACTGCCTTACGTTCTTCCTCTAGCACAGCCTGTGTTGCTCTTCCTGAGGCCATACGTACTGAAGCACTGGGTCTAGGGATGGACGGAAGCGCCATCTTAGGACTGACACCAGCAACATTAAGGAGGGCTTCAGCAGTAGTAGCCTCTTCTGGGTAAGCCTGTGCTAACTCACCTACCTTCTCTATTCCACGCTGAAGCATAGAACCTTCGTACAACTCAGAGACACCACGTTGGATAGCCTCAGGAGTGTACCTACGGTAGGCTTCTCCTGCTACTTCTCCTAACGTCTCTCCAGCAGCCCCAACACCAGCAGCAAGCGTAGTGCCTACTCTGAACTTACCGGGCAGTCTTTCGACATCCCCAGCAAGACCTCTGTAACGCTCACGGGTCTCCGTAAAACGCTCAGGGGTCTCCTCAATCATCCCCTGCATACTCTCAGGTTCACGTGGTCGTGGTGGAGTAACAGTGAACGTTTCCCCGTTGACTATACCAATGACTTCTCCTGTCTGTTTGTTAGTGGCAGTTTTGAGCGGCAACCATTGTTCACCGTCCCAGTATATTTTCTGTCCTGTCTGTGGATTAGTCGCTGTCTTCATGTTTTAGTCCAATTCAAAACCTTCAGGAAGTTCTGCTTCTGGTGTTTCTGGCTCCTCTGGCATAGTTATGCTTGGGAAGCTGGTCATGTTTTGCTCACCTACGCGCTTTGAAGTAGCAGTTCTGACCTTGTTAAAGCTATTTACAGTCTCTACCATAGCACGTCTGCGGATCTTTAACAACTCAAGGAGGGCCTCTTGTTGCGTCGTAATGTCAGCAGCAGCAATTAACTTAGCGTACTCTCTATCCGCATCTGACAAACCAGTGCCCGAACCAAAGTCTTTAATTTGGTCAGCAACAATCTTACCTGCCTCTGAGATAAAGGTTTCAGCATTGGTGACCGCAGGGTCATAAGGTAGCCCAATAAGTTCACCAAAGCGTCTTAGGTTTAGCTCTACGTTAGCCGCAAGACCCGTAGGCATGCCGCCCTCTAAACGTCCAGTTTGTCTGTCGATCAGCTCAATCATATCACGAGCGTCTTGGGCTTTGGTGTTTAGCTCAATAAAGTTTTTAACGTTGGCTTCCGCCATTGCTTGAGCCCCTACTTCTTGTCCTTTGTCAATAACTTCTTGAACCTGTGGAGCCTTACGTACCAACCCTAGATCACTAGCTTTAACATAAGAGTTAGTTTGATCGTTATAGACTAAACCAAAGTCGTTAACATTGACAGCCTGAATTTTTCCTTCGTTATCTTGCCAAGCCTCTAGCTTACCTGTGCGTCCCTTAAGTAGGTCGTTTGCTTCTTCGGCTGACAACGTACCCATAGCAGTAATTTGAGCAGGAGTAAACCCAGCCATCTTTAGACGTGCTCTAATAACCTGTGGGTTGTCTAAAGGCAGTTGCTCAATCTGAAACTCTCGTACATCCTTGCTAATACCTCGTAGCTCGTCCATGTCCGTAGTAGCTCGTGCAGTCGCTGCTTGGTCCGTAAGTCCTGCTGCTTCTGCTGCTTTAGCTACTTGCTCTTGAAATGCACTTAGTTGGGCCTGTGCTGCTTTTTGTGCTTGTAATTTACGTGATGCTTCTTCGTACTTAAAGGCGTTGTTCATGTCGCCCTGACTTTGGTAGTACTTAGCCAACTGACTTAAGCCTTCAGGAGTCCCTGCATTGATTTGGCTCAAAAAGTCCCTTTCACGTTTCATACCGGGAGCAGCCCCTAGTTGCTGACCCACAGTAAACAACCCTTTACCAAAGCTAGGCTGTGTTGCTGCCTGTAAAAATCCTCTACCAAACCTAGCCATTATTCGTCTCCTGTTATCAAATTACCTAATGCAGAAAAGAAGGGGTTAGTTGCTGTTGATGACCTAGCGCCAAACAAGCCTGACAACAAACCAGTACCTGCTTCACCCATCAGGTTAGCCTGTCCAAGACCTGAAGCCAACAATGCGTCAATACCAGAAGCAGTAGCTTCACCAAACAAACCTGTGCCGTACAACTGAGCTTGCTGTGCAGCACCTGCCGCAGTCTGACCGGGCTGGAAAGCAGCTAACATTTGTTGTTGCGGCATGTAACTAGCGCCTAAGTACTGTTGACCCAGTGCAGCTTGTTGCCGTTGTTCGGCCTGAGCCTGTTGCATAGCGCCTAGCATAGCTCTGTTACGTGCTTCTTCCTGCGCCTGTGCCAATGCAAACTGCTCAGGAGCACCACCAAACTGTGCTGTACGTACACCTAAACGGCCTTGTGCAGCCAGTCTCTCTTCTAACGCAAGACGCTGACGCTCCTCTTCAGGAGTCATTGTAGCTCTCATACGTTCAAAGATGGTCTGTTCACGCGCACCTGTAGGCATCGCAGCTTGGTCATAGAACTGACCTGCCCCACCAAACAGCCGCTGTTGCAGTGCTTGTTCTTGAGGTGACATAGCCATAGTCGTAGACAATTGACCAGTAGTAGGATCAATCTGAGTACCAAACTGTCCACCAGTAGAAGTAGTCACAGTGTACGGCCTGAACGCTGCTTGTTCCATCTGGGTTGTAGCTAAGTCCTGACCTAGTTGAAGTCCCTGCTGACCTATACCGCCTAGACGATTATAAGCATTTAACAGAAGACCTATACCTGCTAGACCTTGAGCGCCACCGCCTCCTAAGAAACTACCTAAGCCAGACAAAAGACCCGAAAGAGCGCCGCCTTCTTCTCCTGTTATACTTGTACCTAAGTTGGCCAGTTGTTCTTCGCTCATAACGGCATCCATAGGATTAAACGTACCGTAGTTAGTTTCGTTTGGATCTATGATTCCATCTTCATCCATTGTAAATCTCCAGTGTTAAACCGTTTTGCCTACCAAGGCTAATATATTAATTTCTTGTAGTGAAAGAGGAGAGCCGTCAATGTCAGCTTCTAAGCCAACAACAACAGTAGCTCCACTGCCTGTTGCGTTAAGTGCTTTACGTACTACTTGCTGTGTAGTACCTGAGTACTCATCAATGTTAAACTGAGCTACGTTAAACTCAGCACCAGTACCAGCAGAAGGTATGTTAAAAGCTACACTTCTGTACGTCTCGTCAAAGTCATAAGCAAATTTAATTGACGCTATTTCACCACTAGCACCAACAATAGTAGGTTTGATCTTCTTAATAAACTTAAGCTTTGATGCGTCACCAAAGGTAAGACTAGGGCTGTAGTACTTAAATCTGTATGACTCACCGTTGTCTTGATAGTCTTTGTACTCACTAATACCTTGATCGCTACCTACGTACAACGTACCACTTTGCGTACGCTCATAAGCACTAAACACAGAAGAGGGCCAACGTGTTACTCGTAATGATCCATCTTCTAAGGCACCTCTAAGGTCAAAGCAGTACGTAGTAGACTGTCCTACAAACGTTAACAAGTAGAAGTTTTCTTCTGGGCTGTAGACGCTACGGTAAAAACTACTTTCGTTTTGTATTAGACTAATCAAGTCTTTTGTTATTGTCTTTGACAGTGTACTTAACGGCATTGACTTTTGTTGTATTGTTCTACCAAAACTACGTAGACCAGTGTGTGACAAGAACAACACGTCTGTACCTGTATGCTGTACAGTGTCACGATCAACACAACCTACGCCAGCTACTGTATCCGACAGTGACATCGTTGCTGGTGCTTCTGCTCCTTGGTACACAACGATGCTGTGCTGTCCGAAGATAACAAGAAGACCGTTGTGTGCAGCTAAGGCAACAATCTCGTCGTACCCATCAGGCCATACTTTAGATATGTCAATAGACCCACTAGTACCACCAGACCAGTCATGTCCAATTAACAAGTCAGACCAGTAAATAGTAGACTTGTCGCTACTAAAGTCAGCAGTCCAAAGACGACCATAAGCTGACAGTACTTCGTTACCGTACATAGCAGAGGTAACGCCAGCAGCACCTGAAACAGTACTAAGCTTGACAACAGATCCTCCTGCATTGTCGTACACCAGAGGCTCGTACCCACGCTGGAAAAAGTAAGCCTTGTCGTTGAAGTTAACAATCTTCCAGTTGTCTGTAGTAATGCTGTAAGTAGCAGGAGTTTCGTCTACTAAGGTAGTTGTACCGCTAAGTATTTTGTTGTTACCTACAGAGAAGACTTCAGTGTTACCGCCGCTGTCTCTAAACTCTCTGATGGTTCTGATCTTACCACTACCTAATTCAGTCTTGTCAGTAGTAATAACATCGTAACCTTTACGCGCAGCAATACGTCCACGTTTGTCAATAACAGCGTTGTCTGCTACTTCTGCAAACGACGGATCTTGAGCAATAGGAGAGTCTTCTGTGTTGACTCCCTTAAACGCTGGTGCTACAAGATTAATACTGCTTAGTTGTTGTGACATATTAGATAGTCCTAAAGATCATCTCTTCTGGGTGCTTTGCTGCATCAATAGCAATAGCGTCGGACAAGTACTTATCAGCAATAGCAAAGTACTCAGCAGTAGAAGTACCGCCTGTTTCACCACGTTCACGAGCAAGTAGTGCTACTGCCATGTGGATTACAGGTTTCTCAGGTACAAGCAGGTTGTCATTGTTATTTACTAATTCTGCCTGTCGCTTGATAACGTCAAACCTAAGTGTCTGTGCACCTTCTGGTCTAGGGCTAACAAGGATCTGAGTGTCACCGTTGCTGTCAAGGCCGTCAAAGGTGTAGTACCTAGGCGCACCGTCAACAACAGTGTTGAGGTAAAGTTGTTCGTTAAACCAGTCCTTTGTTTGGTAGGACAAGAAGCAGTTCTCACTGTCGTTCATAGCCGACATAACTTTAACGTTGTCACCACAGTCAGTTAGTGAGTACTGATTGTCGTTGTTAACAGTAGTAATACTAATAGTAGTACGCAGAGCAGACCAGTCAGTTGACTCCTCTACCATTACTTTAGCGTCGTTAATAAAGTCACCAACCATCTTTGCGTATGTAGTTTCAGTAACAGCACTTACTTCTTCCTCACGCAAACGACGTAGTACATTGTTCATTATGTTTAGGTATGTCATTTTAAGTACTCACTAAATAAACTACTTACAACAGGAGCATTAGGTACAATAGGCTTAGGGATAGCCACTGGAGTGTACTGAAGCCTTCTCATGAAAGGAGTAAAGTCACCTGAAGGTCTTTGTACCCCTGTCCCAGTAGCGGCAGCAGTAGCTCCAGCGCCTCCAACAGCAGCTAGTATGTCCTCAGTTTCTCCGTCATTAAGACCAGCACCGTAGTCTGTTGTCTGCCCTTCTTCTGTAAAGATGTCAGAAACTTCGTCGTCATCACCGATACCTAAGTCAACACCGGAACCTAACAGGTCGCCTAGTGTAACTTCTTCTGCATCGTCTGTTACTCCTTCTACTACTGCTTCAATACCTCCTACAGGGTCTTCAGCAATGTCACCAATGACACCCGGAAGATTACCTTCTAGGATGTCCTGCATAACCTCGTCTACAGTCCCTATAACCATGTTAGGAGAAGAGGAAGGTAAACCCGGTATACCCGGAATAAACACTGTGCCAGAGCCTATAGGCGCTCCTGTAGGTAAGTTAACGCCTACACCAGCACCAATGTACTCATCAAAGATGGACTGAGGTGTAATCTCTGGTACGTTTTCTGCTATCCAGTCTAATATGGATTCTACCGAAGCGTCATCAGGTAAAGCATCTTTTGCAGCGTCAATAGCGTCCTGTACCACACTGGACACGCCTTCTGTTACTGCTTCTGTTGCTTGTTCTACAGCGTCAGCTATAGGTGTTTCTTGTTCTGTTTCTTCTTCTGTTGTAAGAGTAGGGTCTAACTCAGCAGGTTCTTTAGAAACATTTTGATCGGTATACCCCGGCCCAATAGCAAACTGCGGGGGATTAAAAATATCTTCAATCTGCTCAGTATCAGTAATAACAACGCCGCCCGGACTCGTAAAAAAACCGGGTGAAGGGGCTCGGGTAATTCCACGCTCAAAAGCAGTCGGAGGCGCGTTACTAGGAGCACCATCAGGCCCGTAGTTGTAAAACGTAAAAAGACCACCGCTACCGCCGCCAAACATATCAAGCTCGTTTCTTCCTCCTTCAACGTTACGAGGCATATTATTTTCTCCAGTTAGCTAGGCCGCGTAGACCAAATGATGCCGCTACTGCCGCATGAGAACTAGCAGTTTCTTGGTTAAACTTGTTACTTTTAGTTGCGTTCATTTGCATTGGTATACACCTTAAGTTATCTGGAACATTTAATCCACAAACTAACTCATGCTTTAAAGGAACTATGTGATCCACAACTAAATTTTTTTCGTTTGCTAATGTATAAATATACTTTAATTCGTTTTTATCTACCCATTTTGGAGTAGCCTGTTTAACTCTTTTTCGTCTAATGTTACATTCTATTAGTCTTTTAGAACGTCTGTTTTTATTTGAAATTCTTTGGTGCTCTAAAGCTTTTTCTCTGTTATCAACTTTCCATTTTTTAACAGCGACTATACAACAGCTTTTACATCTAGCGCCTCTTGGATAATAATCAGTAAAAGGTTTTGTTTCTTTACAAATACGACACGTTTTCATTTTTTAAAGTTTACTAATTGTCTTACACCAAAAGAAGCAGCCATAATTACACCTAAGTATACGCGATACCACTCTGGCATTTCTTCTAAAGCTTTAAAGCCATCAATTACATAAGGAACCGCAGAAGGAAAAAACGCCATAACAAGGGGGACAGAAAACAAAAGAGTTAGCCATTCGTCTTTCCATGATGAACCTGAGTTGCCAGCTTGTATGTTTTCCCAGTTACTGTCCTGTTTGATAATCTCTAGCTTACGCTCATGCACTGCACGTTTCTCTTCAGCCTTACGCTCAAGGAATCCTGTAGCAAGAGAAACAATAGGACCAAGCAGTTGTTGGATCATACTTTAAACCCATAAGCCACAATGCCAACAAGCGCACTAACTAATAACCACACAAATCGTTCTGCTGTTCTAGCTGTTTGTGAGTTGTAACCTACTATTTCTTTTACTTTGTCAAGGTCAGTTTCTTGTTCGTCTAAACGAAATTCAAGACGATCAATACGTAGTGACCCCGCTGTTAGTTTTTCGTCAACACGAGCAATCATTGTCAACGCCTCAGTTAACTTGTCTAGCTTGGTTTCAATACGATTTAAACGTACTGAGTAATCAGTTTGGTCGGACATTATTAGTACTCCTAGTGACCTATAGCTATAAATCTAAAATAAAGTCCTGTGTTTACACCATTGGTAATTCTAAAATTTGAAGTTGTAGGCGCAGTTTGTCCTAGTGAAAAGTTATCACCTCTTGATGTTTCATTATCCTCACCCGTAATAACAACCTGAAAACACGCGGTCGTAAACGTTTTTGGAAAGCTCACTGTCGCATTACTGGAGTTTGCGGCAAGATATTGCCTACCCCATTGTATAATTAAACCATTAGGAAGCTCAGTCCATCCGTTACTAGCAAGGCTTTGAGTAAAGTCGCTGTCGTTAACCTTAGCGTTTAGTTGTGTTTGAACATTAGAAGTAACGCCGTCTACATAATTAAGCTCAGCCGCAGTAGCAGTAACACTCAGGTCAGACAGGGAGCTAACAGTTCCTTTAGCGTCTAACTGTGTTTGGATACTAGAGGTGACTCCTGTGACATAGTTCAGCTCTGTTGTAGAGGCTGTAACGCCATCTAGCTTGTTAATCTCAACGGCAGTAGCGGTTAAACCGAGGTCTCCCAAGTTGTCCACAGTACCTTTAGAGTTAAGCTGGGTTTGAATGTTAGAGGTTACACCATTAACATAGTTAAGCTCAACGGCAGTAGAGGTAAGAGCAATACCTCCAAGGTTTAATGTAGTCACAGAAGCAGTAGGTATTGTTGCAGTGCCAATAAAGGTAGGAGATGCTGTAGGAGCTTTAGCGTCTAGCTGTGTTTGTATGTTAGAGGTTACACCATCCACATAATTAATCTCTGCCGTAGTAGCAGTTACTCCGTCTAACAAGTTAAGCTCAGCAGCAGTAGAAGTAACAGTTGTTCCACCAAGACTAAATGTTGTAACAGCAGCGGTAGGTATTGTTACTGTTCCTGTAAACGTCGGACTAGCAGTGTCTGCCTTAGAGTTTACTGCTGTTGCAATAGCATCAAACTCGTCCTCAAACTCAGCACCTTTGATGACCTTAGCAGCGTCACCAGAAGGCAATGCGTCCTTAGCAGCAAAGTCCGTAGCTTTAGTATAGTTACTCATAACCAAACTCTCTTAGGTTGCTCAGGTGTTACCCCGTGAGTTGCGTCCAAAGCCTCTACAGTTTCACGCTTGGCATCGCCCACGAGTCTGATGTTGATGTGCCAGCCGTCAATCGGTGCCATCTCAGGGTACTCGTTGCCCTCGTCGTCGGTCAGCATAGTCCCTGTAGGCTCGTGAATTGTCCCTACAACGTCGATAGCGTAGTCATGGCTGTGAGCTACTAGGTAGGGATCACCGTCTGGTGTCTGCGTCTCTACGCCTTCCTCGTCTACGACTGTAACGTAGTCCTGAGTGTAGAAGTCAGCCAGCACAGTAGGCATCTCTGACTCAGCGGCTAGACGTAGGTGGAAGTCTACCTTTGGTGCTTCAATGATTTCTTCGGTCATGATGTGAGTTCCTGTAGTTTAGCGTTGGATAGACGCTTGGGTATGTACTTGATTGATTTGATGTGGCCTGAGTTGCCCGTCATTATGTCTAGTTTTGTAACAGCAGGGATCGTGCAAGCTGTATCTGTTGTTTCTACAGAGCCGTTAACAGAAGAAGATGAATCGTTCTGCTTGTATGCAATCGCGCCGCTAAACAACGAGCTTTCTGGTATCGTTTCTGATATAGATAGCTGAGCTGTTCCACCATTGGTAATCTCTGCCTGTATGACGTTTACCGATGAACTGCTAATTATGCGAATACGATTAGAGCCGTCGGTATTGAGGTTTGCTATTGCTTTGTAAGAAACATCCTTGATGAACATCTGCGCCTCAACGAACAACGTCCCCTCATTCTGGTTGTACCCAAAGTCCGAAACAGGAATAGAGGCGACATCGGCTGAACGGGTTGCTGTAGAGCCTGTTGTTTTAATGTAGGACGTAGGGAAAGCACCAGCTTCTAGTTGAGCGCCGTAGATTACAAGCGAAGATAAGCCATCACCATCGTAAGTTTCAGACCCTGTCGTCGTTCCATCACAAAGAGCAAGGTAAAACGCCGTACTTGTAGAAGTTGACACGCCAGTGCTAGAGCAACGATACCAGCCGCCGCCAACATCTTCTATTTTTCCAGAACCTAGCGTCTCTGTAGCAACAGTTCCAGTATCCAAGTTGAAATAAACTCTTGAACCGCCAAGAACATTTAAAATACCAAACTGACGGGAGCCTGTGCCTCTTTTTACATAAACAGATGCCGTATATGTAACGCCCGAAGAAATTGAGATGCTATCAACTATTCTATGCTGAGTTGCGGCACCAGAGTTTTCAACAATTTCATACGGGGTTGTAAAGCCATCAGGCGCTGTTGTCGTGGAAGCAACTACCGAAGCTCCGTATTTAGTCCACGCCGCATTGCTAAAGTCCTCACTATAAGTAATCAGATTAGTCCTAGACTCCTCAATCAACAGCCCCAACAGATTCCCGTCTGCGTCGTACTCAATGCGTGGGATTCCTTGTGGGTGTTCAAATAACTGGAGTGTACCGTTGGGTTGGTCAAAGGTGACTTCTTTGACACTGATGTTGTCTGCCGTAAACGTCCCAGTTCCTGCGTAGCTATCAACACGAATAGTGGTTGTTGCTGAGGTAGCAACGAATACAAGCGAAACTGTTTTATCTGTAGTTGTAAGAGTAAAATCTTCTGTCGGCTGTGTAACTAATCGCGCTTGATTAGACGTGCCCAAAGCTATGTCAGCAGTTGCGTAGTATACTTTCCCCACAACAGTAGCAAAGCTTTGTAATGCGCCGTCAAGCGTTGTCGCGGCATCAGCTTCAATTTTTCCAGCAGAATAACTTATTGTTGAAGCGGCATCGCCTACTTTTGTCCATCCGTCTATGTTATCGGTGAACGTACCATTAGTTACAAGCTCCTCACCATAGCTAACCTTAGCCAGTGCGTGGCCTTTGGATGCACGGGTAAAGTCAATCAGGTCTGTAGCTTTTACATTAGCCATGTATATAGTTCTCCGTAAAGCTAGACTCTAGGCCGTCAAAGGTTAGAGATAGGGTTGCGTCGCTGCGTGGCTCTGTCAGTGCTTGTAGTTGTGCGCTAGTTAGCGCTCTCGGATAATACTTAATGGTTTTGAAGTGGCCTGTCCCAACCGACGAAGAACCTGCGGCTTGTCTTCCAATCGCTAGGATATCTCTCGGCTCACTGGGCACTATTGTTCCTGATGTATCAGTTGCTTTTGTTACGCCGTCCCTAACACCAATGAAATTATTTTCTGCAAATACAATCGCCATTTTTGAAGCCTCAAAGACTCCATCTGTTTGATCAGCAAATAAATTAATTGAGGCTTGTTGCACATTGGCGGCGAGAGGGCCGAATACAGCATCGTTTCCCGATTCACTTATGTAAATAACAATTCTGTTTTCAGATGTAGTGGTGTTTCCTAGCTCTAGGATTCTAGGAAAGCCTGAACCAGAGGTATTAAACTTATAGTCGCCTTCAACTAAGATTGTGCCTTCTTTGTTGTTATACCCAAAGTCAGCCACGGGGATAGACGCTACGTCGGCAGAGCGTGTTGCTGTTGCCCCTGTAGTCTTGATGTAGCTTGTGGGGAATGAGCCAGCTTCTAGTTGAGCGCCCCAGATGCTTAAAACTTCGCCATCAACCCACGAGCTTCCATGTCCTATTCTAAAAGCATGAGAAGATGTATCAAGCAATGTTGCTGAAACAGAAAATAATTGCCAGCTAGTAGTAACCGTAACTGACTTAGAAGCTACGGATGCGTAAGGAACGTTTCTAGTTACAGTTAAATTGACGTCAAAAGACGAGTCGGTCGAACTTTTTAACCAAACAGAAAAAACATGGGGTGATGCCGTGCTTGACGCAATAGCTCTTATTCCTGCGTCGCTTGTCCCAGAGCTGGGCGTACATACGTCTGCCGTGTTTGTTCCGTCGGGAGCTGTTACAGTGTTTGGGCTTACAGTAAGATTTTGTTTAATCCAAGCCGCATTACTAAAGTCTTCGCTGTAAGGAAACAGATTAGTCCTAGCTTCCTCCACCAGCAAACCCAGCCTGTTACCGTCTGCGTCCCACTCTACACGAGGGATGTTATTGGGATGCTCGAAGAGCGTTAGGGTGCCGTCTGGTTGGTCGAAGGTTACCTCTTTGACGCTGATGTTGTCCCATTTTGATGTGTATGCGCTGGCATTTCGCAAATAAACATAAGAAGTAGTGCTTGTTGCTACAAAAGAAATCGTTGCAGTTTCCCCTGCTGACAGAGTGTTGCTGTCAATGATTCCCGCGTCTGGTGAAGAGCCGCTTCCCGCTCTAATTAGCGGCCCCGACGCACCTGTTCCTGTAGTTGAAATTAGTGTGCCACTTACGGTGTAAATCTTACCTACCTCAGTGCTAAATGACTGATAGGGGCCAGACGCCGAAGTAAAATAACTAACTGAAATATAACCAGCAGGGTCCCATGTGCTAGTTGATAGGGAGTCCGTCCACCCGCTAATGTCACTATCAAACGTACCATTAGTTACAAGCTCATCCCCATAGCTAACAGGGCGCAGGGCATGGCCCTTAGAGGCTCGGGTATACGTTAGTAAGTCTTCGTAGTTGTTATACGTCTTCGTTCCCATTAGTGCCTCCAGTCGCTTTCTAAGCTGTCCACACTAAGAAGCTCACAGCATTTAACTAAATCATCTGCTGTAAACCGTCTAAATTCAGTGGCACCATTAAAGTCTGCATCATGCAATGCGTTACCTAAAGACAACAACTGCGTTTCTATTTCGCAAGCATTATCAAACTGTTTCAAAATATAACCCTCAACTTCATAGCCAGAAGCATTAGACACCCAGTTAATCCTTTTGTCTTTTAGCCTGTAAGAGGTAACGCCAACCTTGTATACGTCGTTTTCGTCTTTAACTTTCCATAAGTACACAGCATCAAAGTCGCCTCTACGGTTGTACTTCATATGAGCGCAGACGTCCTCCATAACTCCGTTTCTTCTTGCCCACTTTATTGCGCCTGAAGATCCTCGTTGAAAGTCTTCTCTAGTCGTATACTTTAAAGCCTCTGCCTTTACGGACTCGTATGTCCATGCATTCTGCTTTACTAGCATATGAGCGGTTAAATCGTCGAAGTAACCCTCCTCTTTTGCCGCCTTAGCCGCTCCGCCATTTTCGTGGACAAACTCCCACTTATACAGATAGTTCTGAGCTACCTGCTCCACAGCGTCTCTTGTCCATTTAGTCCTATATGCTGGCATCATTCTGCCCAATCATTAACAACGAATGAGTTAGTGCCAGTGCCTTCAAAGGTTAGACTCAGTGATGGCTCTAGCGATGGGTTGGTTGCTTCGACAATACCAGCGTCACCCAAGTCTCTGTCCCATACACGGAATGACGATAAAGTACCCATGTAGTCATAAGCTAGGCTCAAGTCAGCAGATTCAAGATCAGCTAGAGCTGTCGGTGTTGTATTTTCTGTTAATGCTACGCCTTCAACTGCGCCGTTGATAAAGGTGGAGCCGTGACGAGAAGCCACATTAAACGGCACTAAAACATCAGGAGAATAATGTGTAGTCGATGAACTAACAGCGTCGTAAACACCTGCGACAGCTTGCTCAAATGCCATTAGCCCCGTTCTTGTGCTATCCGTAAATATACTAGGCTGTATGTATTCCCCGCCGTTTATCCATCTGTAAAACTTACTTGTTTGTGTTGTGCCCTCATCAGCATACGTAACACGCCCCTCCATGCCGATAGAGACAGACAGGGGGTTGATCTCGCGGACGCTGACGTTGTCTATTGAGCCAGCAAACAATCCGTCAGCTACAAACCTAAGAGTTTGATCTACTCCCTGAACTACCAAGATTTCATCATAAGATCCGCTTGCATTGATCGTTAGTTGGTTTGTGTTACCTCCCGCCCTAGCGTATAAAAATCCAGCCGATCTAGTCGCATCGAATGTTATCCTGACTAAGCCCGTAGAAGGCACAACTCCAAACTGCTGAAGAACCGAAGAAGTTCCTGCTGTTTTACTGGCAACGCCAGATCCAATGCTCCAACCAGTTCCCAGCGTCCAATCACTGTCCGTATCAAACGTCCCATTAGTCACCAACTCAGGGCCAATGTACTGCGGCGTAGGCCACGGTAGGTTAGCTGATGGTATCGTGAAGGTCTCTGCCGCTCTTGTGACGCTAGAGCCAGACGTTGGGATGTAGCTTGACGGTGTGGAGCCAGCCTCGAGCTGTGCGCCATAAACAAGTATTTCGCTAAGCGTTCCACTACCCCTAAAATCCACTAAATAAAAATTATTGCCTCCGGTTTCGGTTAGATCAGAAGTTAAATAAAATCTCTGCCATTCCTCAGTTAGTGTTACAAGAGATTCAGCTACTGAATTATGAGCTAGTATATTTACGGTTCCGGTTCCAGAAACAGCCCTAGCCCATACTGATTTAGTCTGCCCATTATTAACTGCGCCACTAAGTATTGTGTAATCGCTTAATCCACCTACTGAGGTAATTTTAGAGGCATAACTTCCATCAGGAGACGCGACTGACCCTAAAGAAACAGACGCACCTCCCGTCCAACTAGCATCCGTAAAGTCATTCGAGTAAGTAATTAGATTAGTCCTAGCCTCAGACTCAGCCAGCACACCCTCGTTAACCCATGCAGAGCCGTTGTAGACGTGATGGCCTACTCTTGGGAGGTAACGTGCGACAGAGGGGTTTACTGAGGATTCGCGGACGCTGATGTTATCTACTTCAATATACTCAGTACCAGCTCCTGCTGATTGTGCGTAAACAACAATGTAACTTGTTGCGCTACTTGCAACAAACGATACGGTATGTGTGCCAACTCCCAGCGATCCTACGTCCACAAGATTTAAAAAGTTTGTTGCTGTTCCTGCGCCAAACCGAAGCGTAGCTGAACTAACGGCTGTAACTGTAATTTTTAACTCATAAGCCTTGCCGCTAACCGTCGTAATGGTTTGCTCTGCGCCGCCTAATGTATCGCCTACAGCGGGGGTTAGACGCATCACACCTGACTGATACGAAGCAACACCTCCAGATACATTACTCCAACCGCTTATGTCAGTGTCGAACGTACCGTTTGTAACTAGGCTGGCACCAAAAGGACGCAACGCTGTAGGGACGTATGAGTCTCCACGCTCAGGGTTGTCTACCATGCCGCCTAGGTCTGAGCGGTAGAGATGTGCGCCCCATGCGTAGATTCCTGATGAACCATCGCCAGTAAAAGATGGCAATAAACTTGATGACGAGTTCGACAGCCCAATCAATAGCTTTGTAGCCGCCGCATCAATTTTTACTTGGATTTTATACCAACCATCTCCCACATCTTCGATGCTTGTTGAGGCGGTATTAGAACCAGATTGAGTTATTGTCCCATTTACTAAATCCGCGACACATCCGTATGTAGTGCTTGCTTGAAGGGTAATACCTGCGTATTGAACACCGTTAGTCTTTAGATAAACAACACCTGTATAAGAAGAGCCAGATGCAGTAATACTTTGCTGTACGTAATGCGTGTTCGTCGTAGCGTCTAATGTTAAGGCCGTAGAATTTGAAGAGCCATCAGGAGCCGTAACACCTACGGAGTCGGTTAATCTAGCATAAGCCCAATCTGAGCTATCAAAAGTTTCAGAGTACGTCAGCAGATTATGCGGTGCCCATTTGATGACAGGCATCTCGCGGACGCTTACGTTGTCTATGGAGCCAGCAAAACCAACTTGAGCGCGTAAAATAAGTGGAGTGCTGTCATCTACAGCGGTAAAAATCATGCTGTAGTTGCCTGATGAACTTATAGGCGTATTAACTAAATCCCCGCCATCATACGCAATAGCTCTAAATGTTCCTGCGGCTACTGTTACACTTACTGAAAGAACATAGGTTTTATTTGCTTGCGTTGTGACTGTCTGTCCTAGTGTTGAGTTTGCCGTTTGACTGCCGTCCGAAGTGGCAACACCATCAGCAATACTCCAGCCAGTCCCTAACGTCCAGTCAGAGTCCGAGTCGAATCCACCATTGGTAACAAGCTCAGGCCCATAGCCGTCCGTCATAGTGGCATTGCCAGCACGGGCGTGGGTTATGGCGCTGGATAGATTAGCTGTTTGTCCTTCGCCCTTCCTGTAAACATTGTCTACAAAGTCAAAGGCAAGGCCGGGTTCAACAGACCCAACAGAATATTTGGATAAGGCCCTCTGGTTCTTTGAGAGCCTGTTAGGGATAGAGCCGTACATTAGATCATCTCCGATACGTAAGCTGTGCCCGATGTACCGTCGGTGATAAAGCTAATGGTGTCTCCAGTGTAAGTGTGGATGAACTCAACAGTATTCGCAGGGATGTAATAGTCGCTAATAGTAGCAGTGCCTGAGACGCTAATGTGTACGTCTGTAGTGGCACAAATCCGTGTTACTCGTTGAGTGATGGAAGTTGTTGCATTTGCTGAACCAGAGACGTTAACAGTCTGTGACGCTCCGGGTCGTAAACATTGAATAGGTGCTGCACCTGAGTCTCTTGCTAAACGTGACATGGATGTTCTCCTGAGTCAGAAAGTGAAGGGGCCATTGCTGACCCCCTAGTGCTCTTATGCGTCGTAGACAGCAAGTACAAGACCAGCTTCTGGACGGTACACGTTAACACCATAGAGAGTGTCAGCAGTGTACAGAGTCGAGAGGTACTCTTGCTTGTACTGAGTCTGTGAGCGTACAGACATTTGCTCTGCGTGTACAATTGCGTCCTTGTGCATAAGGATACAACCACGAACGTTAGCTTCAAGTGTTGGGCAGTTAGAAGAAACGTATACGTCTACACCGTAGAGGTTACCGATAAGGCCAGTGTTAACAGTCTGTCCTGATACGAAGTCAGAAGACGAGAACCGCTCTGTGCCCATGATAGTGTTACGTACTACTGGAGGAACAATGATGCAACGTCCGTCCATTGGTACGTCAGCGTCGTCGAGAAGCTGAATAGCTTGACGTAGACCAGCATCAGTAAAGTTGTCGCCAGAAGCTACAGTTGAAGCAGCAAACGTAGTCAGTGGAGTACCACCAGCAGCAGCAGCGTCAAAGTAGTAGCTGTTGCTGTTAACCCAGTCAGCACCAGAAGGAGCAGCAAGGTCTAGAGTACCGTTACCAAAGCCAGTAGCAGCGTTCATAAGGTCAGTATCAACCTTAAGTGCCAACTGGTAACCAGCGTCTTCAGTATAGAACTGACGGAGGCTGTTAAGTGCTTGTACTTCTACGATGTCTTCGATGAAACGTGAGTACTCGAAGTGACGATCAACAGCGATTGTCAATTCACCTTCTACGTTTGCTTGGATGTTGACAGCAGTGTCAGCAACCTTAGCAGAAGCAGCGCCACGGATGGGCTTAGGAATGTGAATCAGATCGCCTTTCTTACCTGTCATTGGCAACTTCTTAACAAGAGGAGCCATCTTCAGGTTTTTCTGATACGCAGCAATTACTTCGTCACTCCAGATTTCTGGAATGAAAGTATCTGCCGCAGCCTTGTTTACAATTGAACCGCCGCCAACGGTTCCGGGATAACGTTGAGTAGCCATGATAATCTCCTAGATTATTTTACGCGACCCTCCGCATACGCTGCCATGATCTCATCGGCTAATGCAGTATAACGGTCCGGGTCTGTTCTCATAAGTTTAATAATATCGGCCCGTCGATATACCTTCTTCCGTGTCCCTTCGTTACTGCCTCGTGCGTTGCCTGTATTAGCTGCCTTGAGTTGTTGCTTACGTGCCTGTTTTTCAACATCGGCAGTTTGCTGTGTTACTGCTTTACGTTCTTTCCAGAGTGTAAACAGTTCATCAGCAGAGTCAGCATCGTACCCTTGGTCAGCGGCTACAAACAACTGAGTCCTAATCTTTGAAGCTTTTATCCACTCAGCAAACTTGGGATCACCAAGGATCTCTTGCATGTCTGGGTGTTTGTTATTAAGCGCAGCCAATGCAGCTTGTTGCTTATACTGCGCTGTGTACTGCTCTGCTTCTTTTATCTTAGGATGATTCTCAATTGCACGATTAACAGCACTTTGTGGATCAGTAAAGTAATCTATATCGTCTTCAGGCTCAACAGTTTGTTGAGGTGCTTGAGTTGGTATTTGACTAGCAATGTAGTCGTCTACCACTTTACGAAGTTCGCCTACTTCGCCTGACTGACGACCTAAAAGCTTCTCAGCTTCTTGGTGCATCTGTACGACTTCTTCCAGTGACTTACCTTGGTACTTCTCTGGAATAGTAGGTTGCTCTTGAGGTTGTTCGGTTTCTACTTCCTCATCATCAAACCGAGTCTCTACTGCTTCTTCGTTTATATCGTCCACATTGTCCATTTCTGGTTGTGGGTCAACGAGTGTCGCTCTTGACATTATTAATCTCCGTGATTATAATCATTATGGAGTTATCGTTTACTACCTGCTTTTTCGTGTTCTCGTACCCATTTCATATGAGCGCCGGGGAATGAACCATCGGACCCATTAAGGTGAAAAGACGGGGCAGATACCATCCTTGTAGAGTTAGCACCACAACCGCACCTACTGGTTGTAATAGTAGACTCTACAAATTCTTCTGTGACGTGACCGTTGTCGCAACGGAAATCGTACACCTTATACATACTCTACTTCCTGTTCTTCTGCTTCTGCTTGCTCTCTTGCATTCTCTATAGTAGCCTGTAGGTTAATTATAGTGGCGAAAGCTGCAACTTGGCCTTTACGGTAGTAGAGTTCTTCTACATCTTTTACAGTCTGTATGTCAGACAAAAGTTTTGCATTATTGTTTATTTCTTCTAAGAGTTGTTTAAAACCTTTGTGATTGAAGAGTTCGTTGTAGTTGTCGAAGTAGGTTTCAAGCTCTGGATTCATCTTTAATTGTCTTTTGGTTAACTATAGTTTTATTATATCATACTTTTAGGCAAAAGTCAAGCATTTCTTGTAGACTTTCTTCGTTTACCTGAAGCTGTGACAGCGTGTTTAATTTTAGCTGGCCCTGTCTTACGACGTGCAGAAGAGGCTTTTTCAGCTTTAGTCATCTTAGCTGCAACAGCTTTAGGTCTACAGGAAGGGTAGGGACGCTTAGACTTAGTTGCAGACTTACGTCCACAAGGCTTACCTGTCTTAACGTCTACCCACTCCTCCTTAAACCACTTCTTAAGGGCAGCACCTTTCTTACTTTTTCTTACGGCCACTTTTGTTACCCCAGTTCTTAGCGCCTACCTTGCGACACTTAGCTACAGCACCAGAGGCGTATGCAGAAGGCCAGACTTTGTAACGAGACTTAACCTTCTTAGCACATGCGTCGTTGGCTTTCTTAGTAGCCTTTCTTTTTGCCGCCACGTTTCTTCCCCTTAGAGTATCCACCGCAACCGCAGTTTTTATTAGTACATCCACATGCCATAATTATTTCCCCTTTGGTTTAGACTTACCTTTCTTTTTACGCTTACCCATACAGTTAGACATAATTATTTCCTTACCATTTCTTACACGACCAGTATCGTGCTGTTAGTTTACTAGGTGGGTTTGTGTCACACTTGTGACGTGCTCTAAAGGACTTACGTCTTGCTGGTTGGTCCTTCTTAATAGTCATCTTAGCGTCACCAAAACGAATAGTCTTAGTCTTGTCGCCTTCTTTTGCTACTACTACAAACTTCTTAGTGGGGTGACTAGGCGTTCGCTTTGGTTTGTTGTACCCGCTTACCCCTGCTCGTGCTAGTCTTGGGTCTTTCTTTGCTGGCATTAGACAGTTCCTCCACCTTGGCTTCCAACTGGTCCAGCCGCTCGAACGTTCCCTTGAAGTGGTTGTTGACTTGGTCCAGCAGGGACTGCATTTCTTTTTGTGTTATTAGCATTCGTTTTACCTTCTATTGCTTTTTCTTTAAGGAGAGCATCAGCGACACGCATACGTCGTTCAAACTCTTTATCTTCTTGGTCACCCTCTCTAAGGTTTCGAGTGATAGCATTGATCTTGTCGATCTCAAGTTCTTGCGGTACAACCATAGCTTCAGCAGCAAGCTTCTGTGCTCGTGCTTGTGACTCTTGAGCCTGAGCAGACAGTGCTGCTGTTTGTGACTGCTGGAACTGTAGTTGTGCCTGTTGCGCTGCCATAGCCATCTGCTGTGCTTCTGGGTTAGGCTGCATAGCTTGTTGCATAGCGGCTAACAAGTCCTCACGGTTAGACAAGTTCATGTTGTCAATAATGCTTTGGATCAACGTGTTGTACAACGGTGAGTCTTTTTGCATAGTCTGTAGTAGTTGTACAAGCTGAGTTACTTCGTATTCACGAGCAATAATACCAAGAGTACTGCTTGCGTTAAACTTGTAGTCAGCTACAGGGTAATTCTCAGGGTCAAACTGCATGTAACGATAGGCAGCTTTCTTAACAAAAGGAATCAAGAATGACTGCTGGAAGTTAATTAGTGTACGCTTGTGACGTTTAATAATAGCGCCAAGAGACATACTAATACCAGCGGCAGTAGCTTCGCCGTTAACCTGACCAGCGATTCCTGCTGAGTCAACGGCCCCTGTTGCTTGCTGTACCATCTGCTGCAGTGCTCCGGCCTGAGCAAAAGTAATTTGACTGACTTGACCAAAGTTAAAGGGTTGAAGTACTTCACGTGGATCTCCGTTGGTTAGGATCATCTTACCCGGACGTACTTCTGGTTTAGCACCACGTGGTAGACGAGTAGCGTCTATAGCCATCATAGGATGAATAGTAAGGCTTAGTGCGTCGATACGTGCTCGTAACTCAGTATCTAAAGCCTTCTGAGAGTTGTAACCTTTTTCACATACACCACGACCCCAGAACCTACCGGGTACTACGTCCCAAGGGAATGCTACTACTGGACGGTCCTGCATCATGTAAGGGTTAGCTTCAGCCTTAAGTAGTATACCCCCGTTAGCGATCACTACAACGGCTTCTACGTACTTTGAGTCAGACCCTTCCTCACCTACTGCTTCTTCGTCATCGTCGCTCACAGCGGAATCTAGAAGCTCTCGTGGCACTAGACCGTAGTACTTAGTCAGTCGTACCTTGTCGTCGTTGTAAATAGTTAGGTCTTGGTCAGGCTCCAAGTCAGTATCAGGAGCAGCAGAACCAACGTACACGTCACGGTACACGCCTTGTTCTTGTAGTATTTCTACTTGGTGTTTGCTAACAAACTCGTCTACAGCTACACCCATAGCGTCTTCAACAGACGTAGCTACAGGGTCAATAAGGAAGTTCTGAGGCAGTACAGGCTTAAGTTTTACAACCACACGGTCAGTAATGCTTACTCCTACTGCTTGTAAATCTCCACCCATGATAGGCTGAGTAGCAGGAGCCATCTCTTTCATTTCTTCAATTACAATCTCACCAATGCCTGTACCAAACACTGCTGAGTTAATTAGACATTCTGCTACGGCTTTACGTACCATGCAGTTTTCAAAGTCTTCTGTTAGTTTGTTTCGTAGAAACTGTACGTCCTGCTTGTCAGTGTCACCCATGTTGTCACTAACGTCAAACCACTTACCACGTCCAAAGGTGGCTTCTTCTAGTTCTGCTACGTTAGACTCAACAGCTTGTTGAAGTGCAGGAGAAATAATACGGGAACGCTCAGAGCTACGCTCACTGTCAGCAGGATCCCACTGGCCACGCCATAATCTATAGTACTCTTCAAATTTATTTTCATAATTGCTTTCGTAAAAATCCCTCCAGTCTTCGCATTTAGTTATAACCCAGTCTTCTAGTGATTCTTGGATCATTAACGGATCTTGTTCAAATAGTTCAGTCATACTAATATCCTGCTACAATATCTAAAATTTCAGGTTCTTCAAGGTCTAGATCTGCTATACCATAAGGTACGTTAGCTAACTGATCTATATAAGCTAAAGCGTCAACTAAGTCGTCGTGTGTTAACGGATCAGGGAATTGAAATAGCTGGTCTAAGAAACGACTGTTCCACTCACCCTTGTTAAGTTCTATGTAACCGTTTTCAAACCTGCCTTGTAATGCCCACATAACACGGTCTGTTTTTTTCTTGTTACCATGAGTCAGTTCTTCTACCCTAAAGAACATACCGTATCTTTTTTGCATGTCCATCAATGGTGACATGACGGCTTGTTTAGCAATACCTCTTTCGATTCCCACCGACACGGGACGGTAATCTCTAACGGCCTGAAATATCTTAGCTGCTGTTTCGTCAAGTGTCCATCTACCGTATATGATATTGTCAACATACCAACCATGCTCACTGACCTTAACCACGGCAATCGCTGTTTCGTCAAGCTTGGAGTTTTTAGTCTTCTTCTTGTTGACTTCTTCAAATCCTGCCAAGTCAACTGCAATGTAGTAATCTCCTACTTCTGGCTCATCTTCACTAAAAGTAACCCAGTCTTCTTTAAACATTTCTGACCCACGAGCTTCAAACGAAGCCATAAACTCTTGACGGAACGCATAAGAAGACATAGACCTTTTTGCAATGTCAATTTCACTGGGGTCCAATAAGGGGTTATCGTAGCTTGTAAAATGCCAAGCTTTGTACGTAGGGTCGTCATCCAGTTCCGCATATTTGTAAAGTTCATAAAAGTGGTTCCTTCCCATAGGTGTACCAATAAACATGGCACATCCTTTTTGGTCTGCTAATGCTGGTCTAAGAATTTGTTCAAAGACCTCTGGTTTCATGTCAGCGTACTCGTCCATGACTAGGAACTTGAGGCTGACACCTCGCATTGTCTCTGGTCTGTCTGCACCTTTGAGACTGATCGTGGCTCCGTTGACAAGCTTAATTTGAAGATTATTAATGTGGCTACCAGCAATAACGGGATGTCCCAGTTCCAAGAGGGTTTGCCACATGATGTCTCTGGCTTGTCCCTGAGTAGGTGCGACGTAAAATACATGGCCTTTGTCCGCCTGAAGTGCGTTTACTATTAACATCCATGCTGCTAACCTAGACTTACCTGTACGTCGCCCAGCAGCTACTATTTTAAATCTGGTGTCGTCTGCCCAGACTTGTTGTTGCCAAGGCAGTAGTTCTATATTAAGGTCTGTCAAAAGTTAAGCCTTGGTGTTGCTGGTACTAACTCAAAGGAAATAATACTAACAAACGTAGATCCTGCTTCTGGTGTTAAGCTTAAGGTGTCACCTTCTTTTGCTACAAGGAACTCACCGTACTGTCCACCAAACTCTAGGAAATCTCCACTGCCTACGTTCTTACCTGCTAAGAAGTCAATGTCCACACCGCTGTGTACCCACTTAGCACTAAGGTTTTTACTACTGCCCGTTGTATTAGAGATAAACAAGTAAGTAACAATAGCGTCGTAGCCGTTAGGTACTTCTAAAATAGTGTTACTAGAACCTGCTGTTAGTGCGTCACCGTGAGAAAACTTCATAATCTTAGTACGTCCACATTACTGGTGTTGTGCCACGGGTGTCAACGTGGACAAAGTCAGAAGCAACACCTATGCCTGTAAAGCCTAGCTCAAGAGCAGCGTAGACAACTTTAAGGCGATCAGCAGCGTTTGTTATTTTTATGTCCGCTGCGATCCCTTGGGCATGTGTGCCGGGTACTTCTTTTTTTCTTTCTATGGGGTGCATCGTTGGATGCCGATACCCGCTTGTTATTACAAAAGGAAAACCACAGCAGTGCCTTAACTTGTCTAACTTTTCTAGAAAGTCTTGTTCCATGTTGTTGGTACCGGAGGCTTGGCAGTCAAATTCTTCTCTAGTAAAGTACTTAAGAGTCACCTACTACTTCTCCTTCAATAATGTCTTCAGGTGTTGAAACTTCAGCAGTACCTACGCCACTAATGTTGATCTGAATAGCGTTTCTACCAGCGTCTTTTACTACGTCTTTTTCAAAAGCACCCACTGGTAGTATACGGTCCATCACAAGTTTCCAAGCAGCAGCCTGATTCTTATGGTCATCGTCCAAAGCAGCATCAAAAATAGTCTCTAGGACCTTACGAGACTTAGGACTAGCCAACATCCTAGCCTTGTACTCGTTAATTATCGCTGCGTCACCCTTTGGTCGGCCTACTTGACCCTTGTTACCGGGTTTTACAGCAGCTACTTCGGACTTCCGGGGTCTACCACGACCTCTTTTTTTAACTTCTTGAGTCATGATTAAAATTATCCCTGTTTATGACTATAGTATACCACAAGTCTACACAAAAGTCAAGTTATTTTAGAGGGAAAAGCAGTAGTAGTATAAACATGAGTAAAAACAACGGGTTACATGAGTTAAATAAAAGGGTAATTTTCCTAATTTTGACCTATTTTGTGTCTGAGGTGCTACTACAAAAGTAAAACAAATGTCAACCCCTCCCCCGCCCTAAGTTTTTCCACGGGTTGACACGGGTTGCAACCTATGTTAGCTCCAAGAGTTGGCATGGTTCTTGCAGGGGGTTAACAAGGGTTGACACACGGGGCCAACTGTAGTAGCAACCAGAGTTGGCACGATGTTTGCATGAGTAAAATTGGCATGGGGTTTGCATGGGTTGACAAGTGTGAGGACTTATGTTGGACCCTCTGGTCACAACCTGAGCTGACAAAGTTGGCACGGGTTTTGCTACGCGAGCTATTTATTACACGCGCACACGCGACTAGCACGGAACAACACGGGCGGTCAATAGTCTAAACGTGTGAATATTTACTATATACATCTGAGTCGATCTGTAGTTTCATACACACATGGCGACGGGGGACAGAAGCCACCCCTAAATAGGAATGATTCTCATGAAACAAGTCAACTACGGTCTCAACGAGACCATCAAAGGTAGCCACCGCACACTGTCAGAAGCTGTTGAGATGTACGCCATCTACTACAGCGAGTGGAACGAGGCGCTAGAGAAGTTACGCGAGTTCTACAACTCCGCACGTTGGAACGACGAGGACGTGAGCTTTTACTGTGACGAGCACGTCGGTCTGGTAAAGGAGCGTAATAGGACCCTGCGTAGTGTGCAGGAGGTAGGCAGAGAGCTTCGGTCTCTTGGTCTGGACGTTGACCTAGCAGACTGGGCGTACGTGGACGAGAAATTCGACGAGTTAGAGTTAGAGACGTACTAGGGGGTTGACTAATCGCTGGGCATTCCCTAGAGTGTCCAGCAGTGAGTCAACACACGAGCCACTGGAGGCATTGACATGAGAAAAGTAGAGCAACAAATGATTCGGGCCATCAATCGCAACGAGAACTGGTCTCAAGGAAACACTATGGTAACCTACCTACGGGAGGACGACACTTCACGGGTGTACCTACACGGGCACCTGATCGCCACAGTGGACGACTTTGGCATTGCTAGGCCCTGTATCGGTACGTTGATTGCATGGCCCACACGCACCACCATGAGCCGCTTGAGAGCACTGGACATCAACGTGTACCAGCGCAACGGTGATATCTACATTGACGGGGAGAAGGTAGCATGAACATAGGGCGATACACAATCTGGTACAACCACGAAGACCACGTCTGGGACATCTATGACAGCCGGAAGGGGTTCAGGTACCCAGAGTACACCATCAACAACTATTCGCGGCTTCTGTGCGGTCTACGGGACCGCCTAGGGTTCCTAGACACTGAGAGGAACCGTGGACGCTTCTGGCGTGTAATGCGATGGTGGGACCGATTACGACACGGAAGCACGGCTTACGGCCGCGGGAGGAACTAGAGATGAAACGTACGTATCAAGTAATCATGACCAAGATATACGAAGTTAAAGTAGAAGCAGAGTCTAGAGAAGAAGCAGAGGAGATATTCGACAACTTCGGAGACTGGGAGGAGCTACTGCGGGTCCATACGCTGGACGTAGAGCCGTTGAATTACCCAGCGTTACTACGGAAGGAGGACTAGAGACATGCTAGGGGACTACGTAGGTCTACTCCTAGTCGCTATGGTGGCTGTCATTGTGGCTATATCGTGGCTAACGATAGATCAGGAGGAGTTCAATAGGAAGTTCGAGCGAATGAAAAAAGCTGCAGAGGAGGAGGATTAGATGTTAGAGAACTGGCAACCGTGGTTTGACATATTGTTACTACTGAGCACCTGTGCTATACTCACGCCTCTGTATGTCTACATTGACAGGAGGGAGAGAGATGGAGACTGAGGTCTTGAGTTTACTCTGGGCATTCTGTATACTAGGGTCCGTCTGGATTGTGATAAAAGGAGAGGACAGATGATATACTGGGAACCGCTACTGTGGACCATAGGAGGAGTACTGGGGGCGTGGTTCGTAGGACTACCGCTGTTGGTAGCGTGGATCACGTTTTTAGAGATGATAAAGGAGGACAACGACAATGCCTAGAGAATCATGGGAAGAATCACACGACTACTACTACGACCAGCTAGAGGCGGAGGACTACGAAGGCCTCGACGATATAGAGGAGTGGAAGGAGGAGGAGCAGAAAGTGATAGACGAGCTTATACAACGGATGCAGGGGGTCTATAAATGATGTACGAGGACGAATACGAGCTGGGTTACTTTGGAGACGACTCTGGGGAGCTTTCAGGGCCCCCAGAGGACCCAGAGACGCAAGCCATGATAGACCACATAGTAGAGTTTGAAACTGAGATGTTCCGTCTGGACTGCCAGCGTAAGTACTCTAGTCTAAACTCTAGGCACTTACAGAAGATGATGATTGAGATATACGGGGAGGGCTGGAGAGATGCGCTGTAAAGCTTGTGACAGAATACTAGAGGAATCAGAACTAACACGGAAGGACACACATGGTAACTTTTTGGATCTTTGTGGCATATGCCTTTCTGCTACTGCTTCTGCGGGAGTAGATACAGATACTATGGAATATTACCAATATGAGATATTTACAGACGATGAAAAGTGTGATACCCTCTACTAAGGTATACTTAGGTATATATACTAAAGAAGTAGCAGTAGTAGTTAACTATAGTAGTACTACAGGAGTAAACTTATGTTTATAAACGAAAGGAGCATCTACGTGGTCGACGGGGGTGACTACTCCATCTACTGCCTAGGCTACACACAGGCCAGATCAGTGACAAACGACATCATGAAGGCCGACCCTTGGGGTGGCATCCCGTTTGTCCTCAGGCAGGACCTAGAGCTGTCCTTTGACGACAAAGGGAACGTGGTTATGTCTAGGCAGACACTGGACAAGATTCTGTTCCTAGCTAGTGATGAACTACCGCAAGCGGAGGGTGAATCATGAACACGTACTGTATTAAGACTATTGAAACAATAGAGCACGTCTACCGCATCTCTGCAGAAACAGAGGACGAAGCGTTGGCACTACTGAAGACAGAAATTCATGATTCAGAGTACAACTACATAGACGAAGAGTTCCAAAGCATTGAACTAGAGGAGGACTAAATGAACGAACAGCAGTTAGAGAAGTGGCTACGGGACAACCCGTGGAAAGCTAACGTGATCTATCCTGCTGGGGGCATAGGGTTTATGATGTTTTTGATGTACTTTTTTATCAACGTCATAGACTCTTTTTTGACAGGGTCTTGGATATAAAACTAGACACAACCAAAAACATAGTGTATACTATTAGTATGTTCTGAGAGATTCCTCAGGACTAAAACCAAAACCAACGTAGGCGCAAGTCTACGACTTACGGAGATTATTCCATGACAGCAACAACAATCGAAGGTGTAGTTAACTTCAGTAACGTGACCCAACACGACGTGTTCAATGGTCAATCAACTGGAGCCTACTCCATGACAATCACAATGTCAGAAGAGGACGCTGCAGAGCTTGCAGCCAACGGTGTCAAGATCAAGGACTACCAAGGCAACAAGCAACGCAAGTTCAAATCAAAGTACGAGATCAAGGTCTTCGACGAGGAAGGCGCACCGTACTCCGGAGAAGTCCCGTACAACTCCAAAGTTCGCCTGAAGTACAAGCTGGGACAGCCTCACCCAGTGCATGGCGTAGCGACCTACCTTGAGGCGGTCAAAGTACTAGAGGAAGCAGAGATTGCCGTAGGCGATGCCGCAGACTTCTAAGTTCCTACGACACGAGAGTTGTCCGGAGTGTGGTTCTTCGGACGCTCTCGCTATCTACAGCGACGGGGGCCAACATTGTTTTGGCGCTGGTTGCGACTATCACGTTCACGGTGGAGACAACATGGCTACAGAATTACCAAAAGCCAAGCCCCTAAATTTTAAGGGAGTGGTCTCAAGCATACCCCAACGGCGCATATCTCAGGACACCTGTGGGCGCTACGGAGTCACCGTTGAGTACACCTCCACAGGTGAAATAGACAAACACTACTACCCCTACTACGACTTGTCCACTGGTGACCTGTGCGCGGCAAAGGTACGCGAGGTTAAAACCAAAGGGTTCATGTCAATGGGGGACGTAAGCAACGTCGGCTTCTTCGGACAACAACAGTGCATCCGTGACACCTACATTACGATCACTGAAGGTGAGTTGGATGCCCTAGCCATCTACGAGATGTCAGGGAAGTCTTGGGACGTAGTGTCCCTACGGTCAGGCGCTAGTAATGCCGCTAAGGAGATCAAGGCCCAACTAGAGTGGCTTGAGTCCTACGACACGGTAGTCCTTTGCTTTGACAACGACAAGGCAGGAGAAGAAGCAGTAGAACAAGTGAAGGACCTCTTCAGTCCTGACAAGCTGAAAATCTGTAAGCTACCTCTGAAGGACGCTAGTG